AACAATAATAATAATTATATTATAATGGGTAATCTATCTAGTAATAATAAATATTTATTTGATAAATTTGTATTATATCAACCGAATTTTGATTTTTATATAAATCTAATAAATAGTCTAATAACTGAAAATCTAGAATTAAAAAAAATTGCTATAAATCAAATTGAAGAATTAAAAATTGCTTTTAATTTAAATTGGTCTAAATATACTTGGGATAATTTTAAAATAATCGATGATAATACAATAGAATATATTACAGATATTAGAAAAAACATGACACATGATTATGTTCATAAATGTTCAAAAATTTATGATAATGTTATAAATAAATTAAATATGAAATATGAAGAGGATACCACAGTTTATAAAACCTAAATATCATCAATATTAACATCCTCATCTGATTTAGTTTCGGATTTAGTATTAGATTTTTCATTTGATGCTTCTTTAGACTTATCATCTTTAGGTTTATCATTTGATCGATCAAATTCAAATCCACCTAAATCATTTTCTTCTTTTAAATCATCAACTTTAGATGTCATATATTGATTTAATTTTGAATATGTTTCTTGACTAATTTTCTCATGTCTAAGATATTCATCAAGATGATCAATTTCAAGAAATTCTTCAACATATCCGATTGCTTTACCTGGTAGTCTGTAATCTGATGTAGAAACCAGAGCTAGTCTTGATTGTGTTCTATTAAAAATGCTTCTAGCATTTCTAGCGCGCTGATGAAGAACTTTTAGTTCGCCTTCATATTTTGATAATTCTTTTTTATCATCTGGATCAAAATGAATTAATTTAGCTGTAAAACAACTACCGATATCTTTATCAACAAGTACAATGAGATTATATTTAAAATCTACATTGACATCAATTTTAACAACTTTTGCTTGATCTTCATTCTTTCGAGCAAGCTTTTTATGGGAAGACCCCCCTTTAGTATTTTTTACCATTTTATGTGTATAAAAATTATATCATACTATTGTATAATATATATAAATCAATTTTTTTATTTAAGCACATAGTACTCGGAATGTAAGTGAAATGCGTCCACCCTTATCTATTCCATTTGTAACTGGAGGAATTGAATGATCAAATAGATCTTGACAGTTTCCAAACATTCTGAATACATCACCATTGTTAAGTTCAAAATGATACTTAATTTCCTTATCAGCTCGAAGTCTTACTTGAAAATTACGAGTTTCACCAAATGAAACAGTTATAATATTAGGACTTTTTGTAACACCAGTATCATCCTTATGGAATCGCATATAATCTTCCTGATTCTGGTAATAATTAATTAGACAAGAATCAAAAGTCAATCCAAATCGAGATTCAACAATATCTTTCACAAATTTTACAACCTTTGTAAATGGCATTGGATCCATCGTCTTCCCACTATATTCAATTGGTGTATCTGACACACTTTGCAATGCAGTTAGACGACGCTCACGTACTTGAGTTGGAATACCATTATTATTAAGTGTGAAATAATCTTGCTTCCAAGTAATTTCATCATGAAGCTCTTCAAAATAATTCTCATGGAAAACTTTTTGAATGTACTCAAATGGCTTAATAATCTCTACTTTACCAATACGTTCGAGTACACATGATACCTCAACATGATCTGTAAAAGGATACATATCATACATATCCTTGTCAGCAATCTTGTAATTTGGCATTAGTGCAATATCACGCATCATTGTCTCCTGGTTACAAGAAACATAGATTACATAATTACATCCACTCTCATTGATTAGTTCAGTCATACTACCATGTAGTCCACTACGAGGAGGATCAATAATAATGAACTTATTTAGAGGCTTGTAAGTATCAAGAAGTCCATCGAAAACATTCTCAATCTTATCACAAATAAACTCACAGTTCTTAATTCCATTCAGTTTTGCATTTAGCTTTGCATCATCAATTGAAGAAGAACAAACATCAATACCAATAACCTTCTTGCACATTGAAGCACAGTAAATACCAATAGTACCAGTACCACAACAAAGATCAAATAGAATATCTGAATCAGTTGTATACTTCTTCATTAGATCCTTTACACGCGAATACATGATATTCGTCATAAAAGTATTAGTCTGAAAAAAAGATAGTTCAGTGATACGAAAATCAAATGATTCGCCATTAGTTAGATCATATAGTTTTTCTGTGATAAAAGGCTTACCCAGAGTAATCTTGCGATCCTTATCAATCAAATAGAAAGATGTAATCAAATGGCGATGAGAATAATACATGTCAGTATAAATTTGAGTAAGCTCTTCTACAGTCTCACGATTATTAACACGATCTAGGTGAACAATTACCATTGTTTCATCAACATTGAAAGATGTACGAATGTTAATATTACCAAAAAGGTTTATAAAACGTGACTCAAGAAGCTTACGATCATATGAAATATTTTGAAACTTTGTAACAAAATATTCTTCAAATGAACGAAGAAGATCAATCATCTTAATACTAAGATGCGGTAGCTCAACAGCTGAATAAACAATTGAAGGCTTAACCTTTGGATTGTTATAACCGATTACTACACGAGAGTAATCTTCATTATAACCAATTGTAAAACGAAGCTTATTCCGATAATTCGTCGGAGTAGACTTGTGGTAAGTAATATCAGTAGAAGAAAAAAGATTATTTGCATATTCTTGCTTCTTTGAAAACTGATCATCATAGGACATATCCTTATTAGGAAGACAATAATCAAATGCTGTTGTCATTTTATAAATTAATCTTTTTAACTAAATGTATATTTTAAGATATTTTCAATTTTTTGAATCTTGTCTTAAGTGACAATCCTTAAAATATCATATTTTAATAATTAAATTATTATTAAATAATTTAATTATGCTTACGCAGATTTATTTTCATTCATAGTCATATAATAAAGTACACCCATTAAAATCATTGAAGCAATTGCAGTTCCACCAAATACCCAATTTACAATATTCTGATTTTTTTTAAAGGTAATTACTTTATTTAAAGTTTCTTTATCATCAGTTGAAATTTTCTTTGGTAGTGATAAACCGTAAAAAGCAAATCCTACAGCTACAAGTAAGCTAATAACACATGCACCAACAATTGCACCGGTTGTATAACGTAAGGCAGTTAAAACAGTAGACATATATATATATATATTAAGAAAATTATAAATACTAAATAATATTATTATATTATTTAATAAATCAATATTTTTCTAAGTCTTAATTTTAGCTTGCCATACTTTATTATCTAGAGGACATACACGTCTCATTTTTAGCCATTCAGTTAAACAATGTTCATGATATGCGTGACCACATTCACCAATAATAATATTACAATTTATATTCCCAGAGGCAACACAATTAATGCAAAAAGAATTATTGTCTTCTTTACAAATACTACATGTTTCATTGTAGCAATTAGTTTTTGAGGTTGATACCATATTAAGTGATAGTAATTTAAACATCTTTTATATATATTATCTATATATTCTAATAAAATATACAAAAATCAATTTTTTGATGATTAAAAATTGATTATTATACTTATAGAAATAATTGTAATATAAATATATTTTAATAATTATATTATGAATCGTCAGTTACCTTTAATTGAAAAATATAGACCTTCTAAATTAGAAGATATTCAGAATCAAGATGATATTAAGAATATATTTATAGATATGGTCAAAAATAGAAATCTTCCACATATGATATTTTATGGCGGTGCAGGAACCGGAAAGACATCAACTGCAATAGCAATATGTAAACAATTATATAAAGATAATTACAATGATTATGTTTTAGAATTAAATGCATCTGATGAAAGAGGTATTCGAGTAGTAAGAGAAAAAATTAAAACTTTCTCTCAAAAAGCAGTTGATAATGACTTTAAAATAATTATACTTGATGAAGCAGATGCAATGACAAGTGATTCACAATTTGCATTAAGACGTATTATTGAGAAATATTCAATAAATACTCGTTTTTTCTTGATATGTAATTATATAAATAAAATTATTCCTCCACTATTATCAAGATGTGCAGTATTTAGGTTTAAAACAATGAATAATTTAGAAATAGAAACAATTTTAAGAAATATAATGAATAAAGAAGGAATAATAATAGATAAATCAAATATAAATAAAATTATAAAAGATGATTTAAGAAAATCAATTAATAATTTACAAAAATTAATATTTTTGAATAGAAAATGTACTAAAGATAATAAAATTCAATTAAAATATTTTGACGATGATATTAATCTTGATATTAAAAAAATAATATACGATGAACATTTAGATACAATGGAATATACAAATCATTTAATCAATGAAGGATATTCATTTGAAGAATTATATTATATATTAAAAAAAGAAATATTATCAAATGATGATATAGAAGACGAAGATAAAGCAAGAATATTTATGGAAATGTGTCGTAGTTATGATAAAATAGTAAATGGTTCATCTGAGTTAATTAATATTAATCATGTAATAAATATTATAAACAAACATTAATTTTTTTATTTCTTCATTAGAGATGCCTCACTTTCAACTTAAAATCAGTGTCTGCGTACAGTCGACTATAATGCAAATCCTCCTTAAACAAATCTTCCAACTTCTTCTTTTCAATATTACCATCAGAATTTGTATAAAAAATATTAGAAATTCTGTAGCCCTTCTTAATCGGAAGGCTTGACATAACTGCTAAACAATGTGCACATGGCTTTGAATTACCAATAATGCCAGTCATTGTAGTCTTCAAAACAAAAATATTAATTGGAAGAAGCTTCTTTGAATAACGATTCGGCAACTTTTGAATTGCATTATGTTCTGCATGATATGACAGTTGATCACGTGTCATATTTTGACCAAATGTTATAGGATTAATATTGGATCCAGAATTTACAAATGTCATAGCCATATGCATATGTGTCTTTCCACCACTTATACAAGTACAAACATCACCGTCATCATTACGTGCTAGACGAGTATCAATCATATCATGCATATGATTAAAAAGAGAATTCCACATTTTTGATGTCATTGGTGAAACAGGGCGACATGAATCAGTTGAAACTGGAGATCTCGATCGACTTCTTGTCGAAATGGAATCTGAATCAGGTGAAGCCTGCAGTCGAGATTGGGCAATCAAATTCTTATTATGATAAAACATATTATATATTAATTACCTTGATATATGTATTATAAATTAAATAAATCAATTTTTTCATTATTTATAATCTTAAATTATGATTTAGATTTATATCTATACGATGAAACCAACAATACGAAGTATTGTTTAAACTATATGATGCTTGTTTTGGACATTTTCCAAAAGAACATTTTATTTTTGTGTTAATAGGTATACGCAAAGTTTCAGTTTTATAGTGTTTTATTTTTTCTTGATGTAATGAAAGAAATTCATTATATTTTGTTAATTGCACATTAATATTTTTCATAGCTGATATCGAATAATTATAATTCATTTTTATACAATCATCCATAAGTTTAATTAATTATATTTTCAATTTTTGAAATTATAATTAATTATAGTCACTTGGGATTTGATTGAAATATTGTATTAATATCATTCTCTTTAATGTCAGATAGATCACTTATTATAATATTTTTATTTTTATTATTATCAATAATATGTGTTTCTTCTAATATATTTTTTAATGGCATTACAAAAATATTAAAAGAATTTTTCTTTTTTTCAATACATTTTAACATATGGTTATTTTTGATGTTAATGTGATTCGCGTTACATAACAAGACCATATATATAATATATATTATTTAAAATAATATATAAAATAATCAATTTTTATTAAACATCATTTTTACCTCCACGACCACCACGACCACGGCCACGGCCACGTCCTCTACCGCGTCCACGACTTACTGGTGCAGATGTAGTTTTAACATCACTTTTAACTTTCTTACTACTTTCAGCATCATCATCTGAAAGATTTTCAATAATCTCAACACTATCATCTGAATCAGAAGGCACTGAATCAGAATCAGAATCAACTACTTCTTTAGGTGTTTGTTTTTGAAGTGGTTGAATTATTTCTTTAGGACTTGAATCTTTATTTAATGATTCTATTTGTTTTTCTAAATTTGTAGCACGCAATTTGAGTTCTTCCATCTTCTTCATACATGTCGTCATTTCATGTACCACATCAACATATTCTTTGGTAAGTATATCTATATTATTCGATGACATAATTATCTTATATTATGTTAGAATTCTTATATTAATAATACTTTATATAATCAATTTTTTTCTATTATATTTATATAATGATTATCGTTATTTTTATATTAATAATATTTATTTATTTTTTCTTTATAAGGGATTTAAAGGAAGGATTCTTTTTAATGTCACCTCGTTATTTTCCAATGACCGGATTCTATAGATTAGGAATACCAACAAGATCAACTAGATTAATGAGTTACGATATTAGAGGAGATCCATTTGCATATAATATTTATCCATCTTATTATTCATGGGGAGCACCATATAATGCATATTTATACAGTCCAACTAAATATGATATAAATGGAAGATATATAATTCCTATACCAAAAAATATGGGAAAAAAAGAAGCAAAAATAATAAAAAAGATAGAAACAAAAATTCAGCCAAAACAATAAGATTTAATTTAAGCAAAATATAATAAAAAATATAGATTTTTATTATATGTATCATCAAATGTACAACCTACAAACCTATAACTGAACTTTGTTCAGGTATACATATCCTTAATAAATTGTGGTAATTCTTTTTCTTTTCTAGTCTTTAAATATTCATCAAATGCTAATTTAATATCTTCCATAGTTATTAATTTTTTTAATTTTGGATTTTTACCAAATATTCTAATAGAGTGTTTAATTTTAATATTCAATAAAAGTGTTTCAATATCACCACCAAAATGTTCAAAACTTTTTTTATTTTTTTCAATAAATTTTTCAATATCAGATAATTTTAAATTCTCATCTAAATTCCAATTAATTTCCTTAACCTTAAATGAAAAGATTTCAGATAATTCTTTTGAATCATATTTATCAATTATATATTTAAATGGAAATCTTCTTTTTAATCCTTCATTTTGAGAAAAGAAACATCTTTCGATTTCTGCTGGATAACCTGCAATTATACAAATAAATTTATCTCCATTTTCTGATAAATTTTGATTTAATGTATCTATCGCCTCTTTTGCAAATGAATCTCCTTTTTCATTAGTACTACCAGAACCTAATGAATATACTTCATCAATAAATAATACACCTCCAATAGATTCATCTATTACTTTTTGAGTTTTAATTGCTGTTGAACCAACATATTGTCCAATTAAATCACTTCTTCTAACAACTTTAAACTTAAATTCATCTGTATTTATTTTTTCTTTCTTGGGTTGCATATTTGGATTTAATACAGCTAATAAATGATTCGCAATATTATTTATTTCTTCTTCTTCTGCATTTTTTTCTGGCTTTTTCAAAAAATCTAATTTATAATATATTTTTGCTAATATTTTTCCTAATAAAGTTTTACCAACACCAGGTGGACCTTCTATTACAGTATGCATCATATTACTATCATTTAATTCTTGTAATATAAATATTAATTGTTCAAAAATATTATTTTTTACACTATTCATTCCAATTACATTATTTAATTCTTTTAATGGTTCCACTATATTTTTTAATTTCTTCATATCAATTGAATACTTACGAATGTCATTAATGTCATAATCATTACCTAATTTAATTAATTCATCTAGATTTGTAACCCCAGTTAATTCAACAAATTCCTCGTCTTTGGAATCTATTGTTTCATCTTTTGAATTAGGTATTTTAATAGATTTATCTTCTGGTATATCATTATTTTTTTCAAATAAAGATTTTAATATATTTGAATGTAACATATATGGAGAAATATTTTGAGTAAATGGAATTATTCTCATATTTGTAGGATCAGTTGTTGATCTTACAATTATATGAGAATTTTGTGATTTTTTTGGAGATGGTATAAAATTTTGATTATCATTCTGAAGGGTTATATTTGGTTTACTATCAGTAGGAATTTCTAGTTTTAGTGAATTATTATATCTTCCTCTATTATTATTTCTATTTCTATTATTTTTTTTATTACCATTATTTTTATTACGATTATTCTGATTTCCATTGTAATGATAATGATTGATTACTACTGGATTTGATTTGTTATTAGAACCGTTCATACTATTATTATTTTTATCCATTTATATAATATAAAAGATTATTTATATTATTATTATGTATTTTATACTTGAGATTAATAATGTAATTTTTAATATATACTTGAAATTAGAAGGTAGTATTGTTCAATTATATAAATTATCTTTATTAAGTAATAATTGTAAATTAAAAGCTTTTAAAGAAGGTGCAATTATAGGTATATATTATGTTGATAATAATAAAATATTATATAAAACAAAAAAAGAAGATGAAATAGTTGTTAATGAATTAAAAGATATACCATTTGAATTAATGTCTGAAATGAATATAAATAAAGAAGAAAATAGTTTACCAGAAAAAAAAGATGAAAATATATACACAAGAAAACCATATAATAATAGACCAAGACGTATTTCATCTGATATAAATGTTCATTTGCCACCAATTAATACGGAAATTCTAATTTCATCTAATAATTATGAACCAGAAGATTTAGAAGAATTAAAAAAAAG